CCATCGAACGACTTAGAATATTGTACATTATTGTACTGTTGATGATGTTGCCACCCATTTTGTAGAGGAAGATTCTGCCAAGGTGTACCTTGAGTGTATTTTTGAACATCATCTTTCGTAGCAAGATACTTCCAAGGCCTCCATGTTCCGTTAGTTTTAGCTCTAACGGCTGCTATTTGACCATCAAAATCATAGGCCACTTGCACTACCCAGTTATCATTGTGCTTAAAAACTTGCACATGTTTCCAACCATTACCACTTTGAGGAGAGTTTAGCAGGTTATAACCCATGTATACTCCAGCATTGATATAGTCGTTCCAATCCCTTTCAGCATTCAACGATTTTCCGTTGTTTTGAGTCAGCTGATATTGCTGTATGGGCTTGTTGTCTGCGTATATATCGCCTTTTACATCAAGGGCGCCCTGCTCTCTAATTTTGTTAACGCCCACCCCTGACCTGTCGTAAGACAAGACTACGCTCTCTGTAGCCACGTTAACCATGAAATCAGACCGTGTGAATTTATCCTCAAGCGTGCCGATTACAACCCAGGACTGATTTGCTAGATAATTACCAGCAAGATTAGCTTGTGAATTGACTAGACTTGAGATACTTGTCCATGCTCCAGTAGCTTGTCCTGTATCCGCTTGAAAATTAGTAGTACCAAGTCTTGCAACTTTGAAAGTCAAGCTCATTGAGTTCTTTTGACTCCCTGATACTGTCAGAGGTGCAATCTTGGCATTTCTTGTGACCGTCAATGTGCTAGATGTTGAACCTGTTCTTACAATGCTAAAGCTAAGCGCTGGAGCAAAATATTCAAGCACGGTTACAGATACTAGAGAGGTATCTGACCATCTGCCACGGCTATCAGAGACTCTTGCTCTGATTTTGATAGCTCCGTGATAATTCATAATGCCTAGACTTCCACCGTTTGAGCTTGTGGATTGGTTCTTGCCGACAATCTCAGCATAGTATCCAGTGATGGATGAGCCGTAAGAACCAACTGCACCATTAAACGCTACTTTGATGTTAGAGATTACCTGAATGAACATGTTACCGCTTGGGATAAGGTTCTGTGCTGCAGAGTTCAAATCTGACAATGTGATACCTGAAAATGTAGGCTTGAGATTAGCTGGCACGCTTGCCGTGAATGTGGCTGACTGTGTGCCTGTCTTAGTAGAGCCTGAATAAGTATCAACGTAGATTATCCCCGTTCCGCTCGATGAGTTGGGAATGTCGTTTGAAAAGTCAAGAGGGATCATCCACGTTGTGGATGTGTCTACATTCGTCGCAATCGTTCCACTCTTACCAGCCCAGGCATAGCGCACTGTATGCTTAAAACTGGAACTTTGACGGTTAATGTTGATAGTAACCGCACTGCCAATGACCCCAGTGCTCACGCTCACAGAGCTAGATCTTGGGATTGTTGTCAAAGTAAACGAGTTACCATCAATATTTAGATCTCCAGGAGACCATCCACCACTCCCTGAAAAGCTAGCGGACAAATTAAATGTCTTGGTTCCGTCTGCGTTATGGCCGACTGTGACAGTTCGGTCAATTAGCATGATTACCTGATTTTGACTAAGCATTGATGGACGTCCTGACCAGTTGATAATCTGTCCATCAATAGTCACCGAAGCAGTACAGTTGTATTCTGCGAAAGTCGTAAAAGTATTTAACAAGGCAAGTCTAACTCTGACTTGACTGCTATTGTCTTCAATGCTCTGCGAGGTTTGATCTAACCACAATCTGATACGATAACCTCTATTAGTATTTGACCAAAAATCAGCCATTAAGCACCTCCTGCATATCTAATTACGTTCATATCTGGGTTAATGTGATACTGCTCTTCTCTAAAGCGTCCTATCTGGATACTTTTAGAGAAAATACCGTTCTCGATGTGGATTACACCTTGAGAAATATACATAACCTCGACACCAGCGCTAAACATTGAGATACGGCCGTTAGGATTGAACATCATGCTAGAGCTACCGTCATTCTTACCAATCACAAGCCCCTCATTTGAGGAACTCATATAGGTATCAATGAAGTTCCAGCGGTCAGACAATTCTCCCAAATCTTTGGCAATGTTTGAAACACGCTGACTAGCTGAAATCAAATCTTTCTCAGCCTGCGCTCTTGCGGTTTCATTCGCATTGACAAAGTCCTTATAAGCCTTTATCCAATTATCAAGTGTGTCAGCGCTAGCTTTAGCCTCAAGCTCAGCCTGGATAATTCCAGCTTTCTCATTGAGCGCATTGATTTGTTCCTGAGTCAGCCCTTGATCAGCTTTAGAGTCAATGTCTATCTGAATATCTTCAGGAGATGGAGACCAGTCTGTAGGTACATTGCCTATCTCTAACTTAATTTTGACATCTTCGTAAGTTCTAGCAGATAATCTAATAAATTTAGCGGTTGCTGGTACTGTAATATTATTGACTATATGCCACTTTTGAGCACGAACAGTATAACTGTCCCTACCTGTAAGTCGAGTTCCGATAGGTGATTTATTAGCATCGTAAAATTGCCAAGCATGCCAAGGCATTCCTCCGTTAGGTGTAGTTACCCAAAGCTGATAGATGAGATTAGATGTTCCATTGATGTCAATAAAATCTGACGTCCTTTCTTTATTTACAGAATTAGCTGGAGAGATAATCCCAGCATTTGCTAAATACCCCGCAACTGAAGTATCTCGGACAAACCTGTTCTGTGAACCAACCTCAACTTTAGCCCAACGATCAGCCCATTTGTACTTCGTTTTATCTGAGCTATCGGTTTTTTCATAGTCTGAATAATGACCAAAATAACGCTGCCCGTTATCTGTCATTGTTAAACCAGAACCATCCGCATTGTCAGAATAAGCAAAGTGAACATAAGGCGTTCTTCCATCTGCTCCTGGTTTACCTGGTAGTCCATCGGCGCCATCACGACCTTTCCATCTCGTCCAGCGATAGTCAGTAGGATTTCTGCTATCTGTTGGATTAAAGTCAAAGTACACCCCAACAAAGGCTTTGTCAGTGTTTGTTTGACTGAATCCTCCGCCAGCAGCGTTATCAGCATAAGCCATGTGAGTGTACTGTGTACGACCGTCTGCCCCTTTTACTCCAGGAATGCCTTGGTCACCTTTTGGGCCTTGCAAACCTTGGATACCTTGTAAACCTCGCTCTCCCTTTTCGCCTTTTTCTCCTCTATCACCTTTAGGACCTATTGCCCCCTGGGGTCCAGGGTCTCCTTTAGCACCTTTTTGTCCAGTTTCACCCATTTTTGCCACAGAAAAACCTGTCTCAGAGGTATTATCTGTATAGTTCCAGGTTGTTTTAGTCCACAAATACTGACCAGCTGGAACGCTAGGGATTTGAGACAACCATCCACTAGTTGGTGGAACAGTTCCTGATGTGGAGCTAGCATAAACTACGGTTGTTGCACGGATACCCACGCCATCCTTGCCAGCGACCCCATCTCTACCAGTATTTCCGTCTCTACCAATCCTAGCAACTGAGTATCCAGTTTCAGAGGTGTTATCTGTGTAACTCCAAATTGTTTTAGTCCATAGATATTGACCTACTGGAATCACTGGAACAGTGCTTGTCCATCCAGAACTAGGAGCGCTAGTTCCTGATGTAGACGATGCGTAAGCAATGACAGTAGATTTTAAACCTACTCCATTCTTACCAGCAATGCCGTCTTTGCCTGGATCTCCTTTATCACCTTTAGTACCATCATAAGCATTTAAAAAAGTAACCTGTTCGGAGGACACTTCCTTATTATCAACCCAAGCAGAGACCGTCAATACCATTTTTTGATTGATGTCAGCAGCCCTCACAATGTAACTGGAGCTAGTAGCTTTGATTACACCATCAACAACCCAACGCCAGCCACTATTGATAACCTTGTTACCTTTTATTAAAGTAGGGGTCACAATCGTCTGACCTTGACCGTTTTTAAAGGCTGTGCCGTTATCCGTAGCTAGCTTAATAGTATAAGGTTTTGCGTCCTCTATCATTCGGTCTAGCTGTTGCTGAATGCCTTGAGATAGTCTATTTTCAAGTGCTTTGGCGTTTGAAAAAGTTGTCTTATTATTCTTGGGGTTCGTAAAGCTGATGACTTGCTCAGATACTCTCATCTCAAGCAAAAGAGTAGGGTTAAAGCCGTCATCATAGACTTTGACTGTGTCTCCTATTTCCAGATCCGCAAAGCCCTCAGCCTCATAAGTGACTGCTGGATAACAGTTCTTTTTGAGCTCACGGTAGGCTGTTGATCGGATGACCTCAGGATTTGAACTCTCTACAGTCATATCTTTACGAATATACTGGTCTAGAGTACCTGTTGAGTGTGTGAATGTAGATGGATACATCTGCATAGAAAGAGGAGCTACTAGATGAGCTCCTAATTGATAAAATTCACGCTCTCCTTTGGCATTATTGACTGACCAGGCTCCAAGACCGCTAATGTCAATTACGTTTCCATGCTCATCCTTGCCTGTGGGTTTGACTGAGTTATAAATCCCTGTCTTGTCAATCGTCCTAGTGATTGTCTTGAGGTTTTTGCCATACTCTAAAACTATTGAGCTGACTTGTCCTACACCTTGATGGTTGTCATCGTGTTCATGATATACATTAACCATAAATGACTTGATAGAGCTGTCATCGTTGAGGCGGGTGTCAAATTCAATTTCAGCGCCAAACTTCTTAGCTAGACTTAATAGTCTATTTAGCTTGGTATCTGTACCCTCCCACTCAGCAGAAATCTTTTTATCTGAAATCTCATTGATACCGATCTTTAAGAAAGTATAGTTGAGTAAGTCCATCTCCTCACAAAATTCCTTAAAGCTCATAGCTTTAGAGGATTTGTAAGGGTTAGCGTACTCATTTATCAGCTCAAGGTTTAGGTTGATACTATAACACTTGATAACTTTCTCATTTTCTTCAACTTTTCGGATAGTATGTAGATAAGTCTTGCCTTTATATTGAAATGATACAAAAGCCTTTTCATTTAGAGCGTTATAGGTTCTTTTCCGACCTATATCAGAGATAATGGCCTTTTTAAAAACAGTAAAATCAAAGGTACTAGAGCCTGTCTCTAAATACCTTGTCCAGGTATCATTGAAATAGTTTAATGTTCCTTGCTTTTCATTGTCCACAAATGCCACTTTTCTCAAATTTGAGTCATGTATTGTCAATAACATTGCTATAGATACCTTTCTTTAAATTCTACTTTGACAGTGGGTTTGGTCTTGACCCAGTTTGAACAATAGACCTCAAGCTGACTGCTTCCTGGTGGTATACTCAAAAATTTTGAACCCTGAACAACATCTACAGCTTTCTCAATTCCATCTACTGTGACTGAGTTGTTTTCGCTGTCAAGAATGACATTTGATCCTATTGGATAACGGTTTGGCAAGTCGTTAATAACTGACACAAAATCCTTTCGATACATCAGCTCATCAAGATATAAGTGAGGGATAATCACCTTTCCGTGAAAGCCACCAATCGTAACGTGGATTTTAGCTGATTTTTTACCTCTGATTTCAGGAACGAAAAAATTATAGTGTGAGCCATTATAATAGACTTGAACTCTCTCATCGTTTCTCATGATTTCAAACTGCCCCCTTGTTTTCGCAAAAGGATTTCTGTTTTGGTCACTAGATGAGTCAAAGTCCAAAGTTTTTAAGAAATTATAGTCATTGTTGTTGTTTGTTGCAAAAATGTTAAAACCACAGTATAGGCCATTATATCGTTTGTAAGTCTCAATACCGTACAGAAATTGATTATTTGCGTCAGTCACAGTCACTTTAATAAAGCCACATTGAGCCACAGAGTCTAGTTGATAGACAAGTTTGCAAAAGATGTAGTCATTGAGTGATCCTTTTTGACCTGTTGAGTCAGATGGTATTTCCCATGACAAGCCTGTTGAATAGCTTTTGTTATATGTTCCGCTAAACTGCTCTCTTAGCCTGACACGTTTCTTTCCAGCCACTGTGACTAGTTCGGATGTCCCGTTTAAATTCTCTGGACTATTAGTCACTGAGCTGTTTTTTACTGCTCTTGCAAGACCATCAGCGATTTTATCGCCTCTAAAGTCAAGTAAGACCTCAGAGCGCTTGACTGTTTCAGTATCAGCTTCTTTACGGTCTCCAACCTCAAAAGCTCCGCTAGTATTGACGATACCTATATAGCCATTCTCGGCGTTGTTTTTAACAGTGACCACAGGAAAAGCTGGGACGTTGCCATTATTGACCAAATTAAAAACAACCTTGTCAGGTTGCTCTTGTCCGTTATCAAAACGCTTATAGGTTGAGCTGTGAGCTACTCCGTCAGGGATAATCAGGTCAAAACTGCCTTTTTGAAACCATCTAGTAATGTTTTCCATATCCACAGAGCCAGATACTAGACCCATGTAATACTTGTCAGGCTCGTCTGAAATGATGATTTTGACAGCCTCAGAGGTGTTAAAAATACCAGCTAGTTTGTGCTTAGCCGTTTCAAGTGTCATGCCGTTCCCATATTGCATAGCAAACTTGACTTTGATGATTTTAGCGCCTGTCCGTACCTCTTGCAGATTTACTCCTAAAAGCGGAGCGTCATTAGTAGTGATATGGCGCTCGTTACCTACTGGACGGATGATGTCTATAATGTCAATAACCTCAGAGAGGTCAAATCCATTGATTGTGATTGTGTCATTATTCATTAGGTAATACCTCTCATCATGTTATCAATCATTAACTTATCATTTTGATAGTTAGTCATTGGGGCTCCGATTTTAGCAACCAGAGTACCATCATCTAGCACCATGTTCACAGGGCGCTTGACAGCCTCCTCAGCCACTTCAAGAGCTCTAGCCAGGACTTTGTCAGCCTGGTCACGAATAACCTCGATTTGGCTTGTTTCTGCTCGTTCTGTGAGTGATTTGAGCCTAAACTGACTAGATACAGTGTGTTTCCCTAAACCTAGCAAGTCCTCAGCGCCAAATTTGAACGCTGACATCTCTTTCTGAACGTATGCCAGACTATCAACCACATCAGAGCTATTCTGTTCAATACCCACGGCAATACCTTGAGCAATGTATCTACCTACATTGTCTCTAAATAGTCGTGACGGACTATGGATTTTAGCCTTAGCTTGCGCTGCTCTCTCAGCTTGAGCGACAAGCGCATTAGCTGCCGCAGTGACAGCCCCAAGTGCTGAGTACATACCTTGCGCCAAACCTTGCCCAATCATGCTCCCTGCATAACGCATAGCTCCAGCCCCTGACATTGCCCTAGAACGGATTGAACTTAACATAGCTGACATTGCAGCCGTTGCTGATCCAATTCCTGAGCGGATGCCGTTAGTAATGCCATTAGAGACCCCACGACCTGCCTGTTGACCGGCTTGAGTCATCTGAGTTGCCGATTGCAGGACCACAGACACCATCTGTTGCATGCTTGAGCGCATTATTGCTACAGCTTGAGACATTGCTGACTGCACAACAGAATTGAGTAGAGACATTGCTGATCCCGCAGCTGCCGAGATACTAGAAAAGGCCGAGGCAACCATAGGAGCGGATGTAGCTAACTGCATAATGGCAGTAGTTGCCATGATTGCTGATGTGGTAATCAGTGTAAACTGACCTGGTATTGTACCAAGTACGCCAACTAAAGCACTCACAACTCCACTGATTGCTGTAAATCCTGCTGATATAGCTAGGGCTCCAGCCTGTGCCATCAACATTGAACTTGACAAAGCAACTAACCCACTTTGTAGGATAGTAATGCTAGCTGTTGCCCCTGATAAACCTACAAAAGAGGTCATTACTGATGTTGCAAAGGAACTCATAGCAGTACCAGCCAATGTCATCGCTGGGGCTAAAGTAGTTACAGAGGCTGAAATTGTAGGAATGGTGCTTGCCATTGTTGTTAGTACAGCAACGGCCATGGCTCCGCTGGCTTGTATTGTGAGTAGACCTGCTCCCAGTGCCTGCATACCTGCACCAACGCTAGCCATGCCAGCGCTTGCTCCTGAGATTTTACCTACGCCAATAGCAACAGCGGCTAAAGATGCTGCCATATCCCCAAGGTTGGTATTGGTGATCATTACCACCCCTTGAGCTAACTGCTTAAATCCATTTCCTGCTTTTTGAGCAGCCGTACCAATAGAATTGAATACATTAGCAAGGCCATCTAATACACTCTTGATAGCATTACCTACAGAGGTGATGACATTGGAAATACCATTAAAAGCACTCTCAATACCTTTACCGATTCCTTGAGCAGCAGTAGATATTGCTTGCCCAACTGATGTAAAGATATTAGCAATGCCTTGCAAAGCTGTAGAGATCACTCCTCCAATAGAAGCAATAATGCCAGCAATACCACTCATAGCTGTACTGATACCATCAGCAATAGCCTGGATAATTGTTACAATTTGTGGTGCATTTGCAGATATGGCGTTAATGATCTGAGTCATTCCGTTAGAGATAGCTGTAACAAGTACAGAAATCCCAAGAGCAGCAACTGCAATACCAGCACCAATAAGAGCAACGGAAGCTCCAAAAGCTAAAATACCTACAGCTCCTGCTGTCAATGCTGGACCTAATGTAGCTGCTCCCACAGCAAGCAAGGCAATACCTGCTACAATGGCAAGCATTGCAACCTGTGCACCAGCTCCAGCTGAGGCAAGTTGTATAGCTGCCTGTACCAGGACATAAACACCAGCGGCAGCCATCAAGACCCCTGCGCCAATCATAAGAACTGCAGCGGCCAATCTCAAAACAGAGCCAGCACTTGCGGATGCCGTTGTCCCAACTGCTGTATTCCCTGCGCTCATTGCGGCACTTGCTCCAGCGTTAGCAAGTTGGGCTGTTGTCAATCCTAGAATGTTACTTACTAAACTAACTAGATTCTTACCAAAATCAAAGGCTGTTTTTAGAGCCTGAGCAATCTTGACTCCCGCCTTGATACCTATCAAAGCTGTACCAATGCTAATAATCGCCGTTGCTACACTTTGGATTGTCCCTGGATCTAAGCCTGAAACAAAGTTAACTACTGCGGTTGCAGCCTGAGAAAGCCACTTGACAATATTGCCTAGTACACTTCCTAAGGTTGTCAACACTTCTGATGCTGTCAAACTATCCCACACATGACCAATCGCTCCTGAAATACTCTTAATAGCCTCGACAAAAGCACTAACTGCTCCTGTATTTGAGAATGCCTCCCAAAACGTTTTGATTTTGGAAACAACATTAGAGATTGATGAGCTGATTCTAGTGACAAACCCCTCAATGTCTATCCCTTCTAAAAACGCACCTAGCTTTTCAGCAATACTGTCAAAATTGATTTTGTCCAAAGCGTCTGAAACAGCATTTACTGCCTTGATACCAAACTTATTGAGCTTTTCAAAGGCTGGCATGAGCTTATTAGAGAGGCTTTCCTTGGCACCGTCTATAGCCTGGTCAACCGTTTTGAACTCTGTAGCCATCTTTTGGAAAGCGTCAGAGTTTCCTGCACGGTTCATAGCGTCAAAAAAGTCCTCTGTCTTGACTTTTCCGTCTTGGACGGCTTTTACAAGCTCAGCGGTAGACATTCCCATCTCTTTTGCGACTGCAGCCATACCAGCTGGAGCTTGTTCCATCATAATCTTAAAATCCATCCAGGCAATTTTAGGCTTACTTGCCATCTGTGTTGCCTGAGTGGACAATGATTTCATGGCTTGGGCTGGATTTTCAGCAGAGGCTGCAAGTCCACCAAAAGCCTTAACTAGACTACCAACATTTTTAGTCCCAACTGCGTCAAGTTGCGAGTAAGTACTAGCCATATCAGAGGCTGAGTAGATGGTTTTGGTTGCAAAGTCCTGCATTTCGGTCTTAGCTGCCTTGATTTCCTCAGCTGATCGCCCAAAGGCCTGTAGGTTCCCCTCAAAGGTTTTCCAAGCTTTCTGTGAACTGTTTAGCTCAGAGGCCATTTCACGGACACCACTTGTAATAGTCCCAATTCCTGTAGTAAGGGCAGAACTAATCAGATTAGCTCCTAAGACAGACTTAAAAACAGACCCTACTTTTGAGCCTGCGTTTTCAAGTCCACCGAATAGAGCTTTAAGCTTGCTTACTCCTGATTGAGCATTAGAGCCATCCATATCAACCTTGATAGTAACTGAACCATCTGCCATTATGTACCTCCTTTCTAAAATTAGTAGTCAAATTCATCAGGTAGAGCATACTCTTTTTTGAGTTCCCTCATGTTCTCCTTATACTGCTTACTATCTCCCTTTTGAGGCTTGTAAGAGCGTATTTTTAGCACCTCAGCAAATTTAGTATCACTAGGCAGGCCATTGAGTAAAGCGTTGAACTTCTTCCAGTGTAGGCTGTTCTGAGCGTCTATTAGGTCAATTCCGTAAGCCTGGAGAAATGATGAGTAAATATACTCAGCGTCGTACTTCAAGCTAAAGAGACGATCTCCGCCCTCAGATTGGCTCCTAGAGCGTATCTTGCTTTTGATTGGGTTCCCTGCCAAATCTAGCACTGGTGCTGTGTCTTTAGCTGGAATAATTCTGATATGCTCCTCAAATATCATCTTAAAGATTGCTGTAGCTTGCTCAGACGTCAAAGCCTGAGTAAAATCTACACCAGTCAATATTTGAATAGCCAGGAAAGGCTTGTAAAGTTCCTCAATGTCATCATCATTGATCAGCTCCACCACTTTCAAAACCTTGTTAAAAGCGATATTCATTGGATACACATCATCACCAAGGACTAACTCATCTGTCAATTTCCTTGATAGGTCCAGCATGTCAGTCACCTAGATATTTTTTGAGGGCATCTGTATTGTTGCGTTTTTCCCATTCTTCAATGACTCCAGTGATAGCCTCAAGCAAGTAAGCCATAGTATCGACAGTCGAGCCGTTAGAGAAATCATAGACCTTGTTATAAGCGTCTTTGTCAAACAGTTCTGTCCAAGAGTCTTTGACTAAGTCTTGTAACGTTTCAAAGGCCTTACTGTCTTCTGTGTTGGCTAGTTTTTCGCCGTCTTTTTTGAGCTTTTTACCAACTGACTCCATTTTGTGGATGTTTTTGTCATTGGCTACAAATTCAAGCTTGAACTCTCCGAAATCAACAGGGATGACATTGTCACGTTTCTTAATTACTACCATTTGTTTTCTCTCCTACTAATTTTTTAAAATCAAAAATAAAAAGGGGAGCCTGTTCACTCCCCTAGATCAAATCATCAACCGACTACAGCAGACTGTTTAGGCGCTACATTCCAGCTGATAGTGCACTCAAAGGTCTCATACTCAGACGCATCTCCGCCTCCAATTTTGATACCTGAGACAGTAGCGACTCCGACATATTGAGTTTTGCCATCAGCGTCTACCACTTTAAACCAGACATTACGGTCATCTCCAGTTTTAAAGCGCATAGCTGCAACAATTGCCTGAGCTTCATCCTCTTTGATGTAATCGCCCTCAAAACTGTAACCACTCTTAACAGACGTCACTACAGTTTTTTTGGTGCCGTCGCCGTTGTAGTATGCAATGTCATCTGTATCCTCGTCATTTTCAGCCTCGGCGGTTTTTACTCCGTCCGCAAGCCATTTCCAGGCGGCATTACCTGGCTCAGTAGCTGGTGCTGTTGGTAACCATGGCGCAAGAAAGTGTTTGCGTTTGGCGTTTTTCATTTTTGGCATTTAGTTTCCTCCATTTGTTTCAAGTTTTGCCGTTACATCTAACATGTAAATATAAAAGCCTTGCTCATCACGGTCATTTAGGAATGGCTGTGAAACTTCAAGGCCTCTGAATTGATATGAATTATTTTTGCTAGGTAGTTCCAGATTAAAATCAGCGAGAGCATGATTGATGGCCCACAGGATAGAGCTTGTCTTCTGGTGATCAGTCGTTTTGATTGCCACCTCAAAGACAAGGCTAATGTCCTGCTTGCCGTTCATGTACTCTGTTAAAATCTTCCCACCTGGCAAAGGATAAAGGACTAAATCCTCCCCCTCTGATAAGTAATCTAGCTTACAAGCCAGAGGGAGGTTTAGTGTGTTGATGAAATCTCTAAGGACTTCTGAAAAATCATTGTTATTCATGCTTTTACTCCCATTGCTCTTAGACCCGTTTTCTTCCAATCATCAAGATATAACACTGAGGCTTTCAAGTCCCACCGCTTGCCTGTTCCAGGAGTCGTGTACTTCTTAAAGACAAAACTCCTATTCTTGTTATAGCTCGATCCGTAGAATTGAGCTCTAGCGTAAGGTCCAGGATATTTAACCCCATCCTTAGTAGCCTGACCGCTACCACTTAAGTCTCCACTCTTTCGAGGAATAAAAGGGGTAAAGTCAGTCAACATTTGATTAGCGATAGCTAACTTCCCCTTAGCTAGTGCCTGTGGGGATACCTTTTTCTCAATACCTTTTAAATCAATCTTGACAGATACGCCTATTCCCATCAGATACACTCCACTTCATAGCAAAATACTTTTTGTTTGTGTGGATAACTGACAGGAACCACAGAGGTCACTCTGTACTCACGTTCTCCGTCGTTGATAATGGCATTTTCAAAGGTCTTGTCTAAGACGATTGGGCAATATTTAGGGTACACAAATAACGTACTAGGCTTGGACTCTTTACGGTTGTTCTTCGTACCTTTGACTTGATACTGTCTGTCAAACCTAACAGTTCTAAGGGTCACTGGGCTCTCAAATACTTCTTTACCCCATCCGTCTTTTTCTCCTGTGGTTTTCTGAATTGTTACAGTATCAATCAATAACCGTTTATCAATGTCTGTCATAACCTACCCCCCTAAAGCCAAATCCTACCGATTTCAGAGTATTCAAGGCGTCAAGTGATAAGTTATACCTAGCACTCTCTAAAGACTGGCTAGATGAGTTTTGGTAGGTGATATGAGTGCGCCCTAGAACCACAGTAGAGACTGATTGCTTATCATCAGCCGTAGTGATCCCACTAGCGTCCAAATATGCTATCTGGAAAGCCGTAGCCAGTTTGACAGCTTGCTTTCTGTGCTTAATCTCTTTTTCAAAATCTACAAAGCTGTAGAAATTATTAAGAAAGAGGTTGATAGCAATCTCTGCCCTCTTTAGTAGCTTTTCAAACTCCTTAACCTCATCAAAACCAAAGTCCTTAAATTCATCTTTTGTTAAGTAGGTCATGACTTCACCGCCTTAAATTAAATAATCTGGATTTTCAGAAAGTCCTGGAATTACATCTGAAGTTGGTTCTTGAGATGGGACAACTTGCTCGATTTCTTCTAGCCAGTTGTCTCCATATTCCGCAAGTGTCTGTCTATTAATTTCATCCACTTCAGCAACTGTCATTTCATACGCATTATTTGCATCAAACTGCTGCCCTGTTTTTGCCATAAAAAAGTTTGTTTTAGCTTTAAATTTAGCCATTTATTTTATTCCTCCACTTCGTATCCTTGATTTTCAAAGGCTGAAATCATAATCGGGTCAGATAGAGTAAACGTTACTCCATCTTTTTTCAATGTTTTTGGATATTTTACTTCTGGCTCCTCTTCAGTTTCTTTAGATACAACCAAAGTCTCTTCAATGTTAGAATCGTTCATTTTTATCCCCTTTCACTAAGCTGATTTGTGAACATAGATAGCTTTCTTCTTGTTGTCAAGAACGAAAGCGTCGTAACGAATACGTCCCTCAACGAGTTTGCCATTAATTCCTGGTGGGTTATCGTGGATCTTGTAGTCTTCCAATTTAACAGGAGATGGAGTAGCTACAGGATGAGCAATAATAAACTCTACATTTTGTGGCAGGCGTGATGTAGGTGTCAAGACTACTGGCAAGCCGTCAATCATACCTACTTGACCATTGATAGTGATTTCTTGACCAAGGTCAGAGTTTTTCACAAAGGTTGGGTCAAGTTTGATGAGTTTGTAGAATTTAGGAGATACATGCAAGATACGGCCAGCAGTTGGGACGAAAGCGTCAGTTAGTTTAACCTGACCATCAAGCACAAGCTCGTAGGCATTTGTTTTAGTTACTGAACCAGTAGCAATATGATCTGTATCTGCACCAGCTACAATTGTTGCAAAACGGTAAGTATCAACTTCAGGGATAACGACCTCTGACAACTGACGTGCAAGGGCTTTTCCAGCCTCCATGACACCATTTGTGTCTTGCTCGGATTTCTTGTCAATCGTGAATGTGAAAGAGCGGTCTTTCTTCATTGTCATAGTTTGAACTGTATTTCCAAGTTCCTCAGCTTCACCGTAGCGGTTTTGCCCAGTTGTCTTGTAGTCATTCATTCCTGACGTAGGGATAGAGTAGACCTTGACGGTGTCAACCCCAAGGAAATCAAAGTCTTGGTTAACAATACCAGTAGATAGGGCCTCTTTAGCAAAGCGCTCATCTACTTTTTCATCAAATTTAGCTGCGTAATTTACTGCCATGTGTAATATTCCTCTTTTCTTTATTTTTGGTTTTATACGCTATCAAAGCCTGCAAATAAGGCTTTGTCCTCTGCGCTTAGATGATCGTATCCAGTTTCTGCTGGTGGATTTCCGTGCACAGAGATATTAGGGTTAGGCTGCTTGTCCTCAGCTTGGAATAGGTAAGGGCTTGACTCTTTGAGGGAGTTGATTGTGTCCTCTAATTGAGGTTTTCCATCTTCCCCTAGATCGATTTTGTCTAGGTCAATGAATTTCATCAAATCCTCTGAGTTGTAAGCTCCTACGTCTTTCAAAGCAAGGGCTACAGCGTTTGTTTTAGTGATCTGAGCAAGATTTGCCTCACTATCCAGCTTGTACTGGTCAAATTGGGCTTTTAGTTCTTCAAGCTGTTGTTTGCTTTCAGCACTTGCTCCCTCTTTGGCCTGTAGTTCATTGATAGCTTGGGTTTGTTGCTCAAGCTGTTGTTTTAATGTTTCGTTTTCGGCTTGTAGTTCCGACTTAGCTTGTGATTTGGCATTTTCAATACCTGCACCGTACGCTTGCATAATATTGTCAATGACAGCCTTGTCCTCGATACCTGCCTCAACTAACATTTCACGTTTAAGACTCATGTCTTAACTCCTCCTTTTTTACGTCACATGGACAAATTAAGACAGTTTTACGCCATGCTCCAGGGCAAAATAAAAAACCGTATGGATTTCCATTCGGTTTATAGTGGTTTACAGCAATTTATTGCATGAAAAAAGCGCCTAGATTGTTCTAAGCGCTATGAGATTGCTTTAATTGAGATAATCTCACTCTCAAAGAGAGAAATCTCAGTTGGTTCATCAGGGCTAGGATTGTCAATGAGGATAGTGATTTCATCTTGCTCATCATTGTCCATTTCGTCAATAAAATCTGTGACAAGCCCCTTGATGACTTCACCGTTACTACTTACTACCTGAACCCTTGAGCGTAGGTAGTTCCAAAGTTGTTTACTCATTTACGGTCTCCTTTCCCTTTGATAGTTGGCACAATATGTGAGCCTGTTTTACTGTAATGAATACGGAAATCAGTAGTATTTTCAACGACTTCACCAGTTCTAGGGTCTATATAGGTTCCTATAGGTTTATTCTGTGAGATAATTTCCTGCATTTTGGTTGATTTTGGATCATACTTGAATTGTCCTGTTCCAGCATATCTATCAACCAGTGCCTGACATTCTTCTTTAGTGATTGTCAGATAGCTTGGTGGAGGTGCTCCTTTTTCTAAGTTCTTCTGGAGATATTTCTCATATCCCTTAGTACCTCTAATGTGGTTTTCAAAATGCTCGTTATTGATTTCCGTCTTAATTATACCATTTTTAACAGCTGAATTAAACTTATCACGCATTTCTTTTTGTTCTGCTCTGTGTTTTTCCAGCTTTTCAAGTTCTTTTCTGACTTTGGCCTCTTTCTTAGCTTTGGTATAAGGATCATCATAGTATTTCTCTCTAGCATAATCACGATGTAGGAAAGGGTGCTGTTTGAGATAGTCTCTCATGGCTCCCTGTTGGATCCTAACCTTGCTCTTATACTTGTCTATCAGCTCGCTGTCTCCTAGCTTTTCTGCAACGTGTAGAAATTCCTTGGACTGTCTGATAGACCTCTCTAGGGCCCTCTGTTTGGCCTGAGCGTTTGCATTTTCTATCGCTTGCTCTGGTGTCAAGTCTCTTAACTCGTCAGGCAAATCAGGCTTGTAGTTGGCTCCTGGAATGTAGGGAGTCATCTCATGAGTACAGTTAATACCCTGACATCCCCAAGCGTAGCCATAGCCGTAGTCTGATAGTGCCAAAATACGCTCCCCAGCCTCTGTCCTAGCAACCCCTGTAGTTACTATCTGGTGCTGTAAAGGAGCGCACATCTCTCTAGCTGTGGCCTTTTTGTGATAGTAAAAGGTATCTATCCCCAACTCCTCAGCCGGAGCCATCCTGACCTCACGATAGACACGCCAAGCCGTCGATTTGATGACTTGCCTAGCATAAGTATCAGCTTTCCAGTGCTTTCCTTGGCTATCAGTAAAGCCGTAAAAGCCTTTTTTAGCCCATTTCATGACTGTATCAGAGATAGCCTTGTCAGAGGTAGTGAGCCCTGTGACAACCTTGGCCACGCTCTCCTGGACTATGGACTGATATACCTTTCTCACACTCATTGGCAGGGTGGTATTGATAAGGTTATCTATATCTCCCATAGCCTGATTGACATAAGCAGCTAGATTGGTCTGAATGATAGAGTTACCAGCAAAACCACCTCCACCAGTCACCTCTAAAAGCTGCTGTTTGGTGTCTTTGTAGATTTTGTAGCCCTCGTTTTGGATGACATACCTAAGTTGCTCCTCAGCAATGCTTGAGCGGTCAGAAATGAGCTTGAGATTATCTTCATTGAGCAGGCCCATCTCATTCATTTTTTCAAGTTGCCAAATATAAGGGTTGTCATCGAGACTAGCAGAGCCACGCTCTTTGATACGATCTATTACCTGGTCAAAAAGGTCAAGAGTTAGCTGATGATATATGTCTGCAACCTGACTAGCGTCAAGCATTAGCTGCTCATCATTTAGCTTGATTGGTTTCTTCTTGTCTTTCACGGATAGCCTCCACTATTCCACTTGCTAGCTTTCTCTGCTCTAGCGAGGGGCTTTTAATCCCTATAAATGACATTACTTGTTGCATAAAGTTCTCTGAAATCCGTTTTAGTAAGTTCATTCTCCATACACTCCTACATCCTCAAGACTGCGCTCTCCGCTTGCCTCATCAATAGCATTGCCACTGATTTCAGCTTTGATTTTTTTAGCTTTTTCAGGCGTAACATTGAGCACCTTTTCAATGGCCATGACATCCGTAGCAAAACCAGCATTTACAACCTTAACCCAGTAGTCCAGCTCGGCATTTCTGTCTGTAAAGACTCCGTCGTCTAGGTTAATGCTGATTTTCTCCATTTCAGGGATATTTCCCTTATAGAGTCCGTAGGCTTTGCCCAATTCCAGCATTGAGATAATGAGCTCTTTTAGAGACTGCTCTACTAGGCTCACAATGCTGTTTCTCATTTGATAAGTGTCAGAGTTCTCTGAGACAACCTCAGTAGCTGTCTTCAAGCTCTTGCCATCAAAGGTAAAGGTGCCAGAAGATACTCCTATCTGCATTTCAAAGATTGCCAGGATCTTATTGATGGCTTTGATATAGTCATCTGAGCGGATTGGCGTTGTAAGGTCTGTAATGCCTACGCCCTTGTCCATATCTCCTGAATCAATCTGTTCATAGACGTTACGTCCAGCCTCAAACTCACGCTTGACTGTGACATTTTCGCCCTCCTGATTGTACTCAACTTTAATCATTTGACTAGGGACGGCCACTCTGCGCTGACCCATCTTAATCTCCCACATAAACTCGTCATAGGTCGTATTAAGAAAGTCCATTGTAGTCTTGGCATTGTCAAAGATAGACAGCCCAAGAGCTGAGTTAATATCTTTATTATTCATCCCTGGAGTTTTCAGATAAGTAAAGAGTGGACGACTCAAGCCGTTCAGGTCTACCACTTCCTCAAGATCCTCATAGAAGTCTGATAGAGGAACCCTAGCGCCTACAATGTTCTGATTATCAGACTTGTAGAGCTCGTTGGTGACCGTATACTTGTCATCTTTGCCCCATTCATGCAACTCAATCAGCGTGTAAAATTTCTGCCTGTTATCCTCTGACTTGATTGTCTTAGTGATAATAGCAGCGCTAGAGACGTCCTGCGTGTTTGATTGCAGAGGCAAAAAGACAGGCGCCTGAATGAAAGAGACTCTTACCTTGTCTCTATCGACGTATGGCCTCATAGCCAAGCCACCAAGTGCCAACCCACTCTCCAGGTAACGCTCAAAATTCTTAACAAATCTATCATCTTGCAGCTGTTTCTGAATGAATTTATTAGCGTCCTTGTCGTCTAACTTGATTTCAGCCTGCTCATTAAACACTAGGCTTGCAATCTTCTTAGCTGCTGTACGCCCAATAGGCAGATGGTTAAAAGCTCGCTTTCGAGGCGTCCCGTTACTGTCAATGTACTCAATCTGTGGATAATGTCCTGCATAATACTTGAGATTTTCCCTAATACGCTCATACTCTGCGGATGACACTGCTATTTTAGGGTGATCAGTGATATTCGTTAAGTTCTGTGTCGTCATCACATACTTGCTCCTTGTGAAAAAATTCTTGATAGTCTGTACTATTCCCATTGTTAGCTCCTTTAGACTTTTAGTCTTAGCTCTCTAGCGTTGTCTAGGACAAAATACTTGAACTCGTCTACCGTGTGGTCATCTTCCTTGATGACTTTTGGATCATCAGTATTGAGTGACTTATCGTCATATCGGTACATCTTATGCTCTTCAACGAAAACCCTATTAGCAGGGAGGTCAAGGTAGTAGAAACGCCCCTCAGCTAGTAGACTGATAACCATATCAATCATAGTCTGATTTTTCTTTTTGGCCACAGGGTGCCAGCGCTCGCCATAATCTTTGAAATACTGGTTACGCAAAGCCCCCTCAGCACTATCAATAGTCATCTTGAGTTTAGGTACTCTGTAGGTCTTCATGACCTTGTCTATAAAGTCATGGATCATCACAGAGAGCTCACTAGGTGCCTTTTTGATTGTCTTGCCAGCTGGACTATAGTAGAACGTATCAAGTAAGATAACATTGCCCTTGGCAGTGAGGCCGTAAGCTCCACAGGCCGTCGCTGACTGTTGGTGTCCTGTGTCCAAGGCAAATGATATACCTATCACTTTGTCGTTGTCTGGGAGGCTTTCTAGTGGCTTAAAATAGCTCATGTTGTAAACATGATTACCTAAACCGATTACCTCGCCCAAATACATCCAACGATAGTAGTCAGGGTCCGTCTCCTTGTAGCGTTCTATCTTGTCTTTCATCTGCTTAGACAAAAAACCTAACTTGTCATCAAGGTAGGTGCTGTGATGTATCATGTAAGTTGGGTCACTAGCTTTCTCAGCAACCCACTCATTTATCCAGTCATAGGGATTTCTTGGAGGGTTGTATGTGAAATAGACCTTGACCTCTTTGCCATTCGGTAGCTCTTGACGGATAAAAGTATCCTCAACTATATCAATATCTTCACGACCTGCGAACTCAGCCAATTCCTCGAACCATACGGCCATGACATAGCCTTTGGCTATCTTCTGGGATTTGAGTTTCATTGGATCGTCTACACCGTAAAAATAAAAGGCTGTACCTGTCTGCTTGTGGGTGATTTGTAAGGGAGATTTCCCAAACTTGAACTGATTAGCTAACCCCATCTCATAGATGGCCCATCTTATCTGTTCATACACTGACATTCTCAGGTATTTACCCACTTTACGCAAAACTACCACATTACCGTTGGGATCATTGATAAAGTCATTTACAAGGTCAATAGAGACTACTGATGACTTGGTAGAGGCACGGCCGCCCTTGAGCACTATATGACTCTTGAGTGTGTAGAGGACTTCATCAAATACTGGGTTAATCAGTTTCGCTAGATTCAGTATTGCCATTATACTCACTCCTATCAAATGTAAATCCAGTAATGACTGTGTCATCTTCATCATTAGAGCCTAGTTGAGCCTTGAGATTATCAATCCTCAAGCGTTGCTCCTCAGTAACAAGAGGGGAGCGTGTGAGCTCGTCATAGGTCTTAATCATGCTCTTAAGCTCTGACTGTGCTCTTGCCATTGCAGCTAAGGCCTTGCCTTGCTTATCCCATGCCGTGTGAACCTCATAATTTTCACTGCCTTTAGCTGTGCTGGCAATCAGCATGGTAGTAGTATCATCAACGTCCTGAACGTAAAGAATACGCTGAGCATGCAAAAGATTAGCATAGGTCAGCGTGATATTTTCCCAAAGGATGTCTATAGGCTGTTTTTCTGAAAGCTCTTGCGCTATCTCATATACCTCTTGAGGTAGATACTTAGCAAACAGTCCATGTTTGAGGGCGTTTTGATTGCCTATACTTCCGCCTTTGCTGTTCTTATTGCCTTTCGGCGCTCCCCGTGTTCGTTTGGTAGTACTACTTTTGTTTTTTGTAGTACTACATTCGCTCCATTTGTCTCTTAACTTCCAAACTGAGATAGTTTTTTCAGGCACGCCCAACATTTCACCAAGCTTGCGGTTAGTGATGTTTCCGTTATTCTGCTTATAAATCTCAAAAGCTTTATCTCGGTTTGGGTCTCGTGCTCTGCCCAACCTATTACCTCCTATTTGTCCGTTTTGTAAATCAAAAAAAGCCACTCAAAAAGTGACTCAGTGCAAGTAGACTACAGACTTGCGTGTTAATTAGTAATCAATTTGAAAGTTTTCCTTTTTTTATTTTTTGTAGTCATTTAAAACCTCTGAGGGAATCAAACCCTCTAGCTTATAACTTACCTAGGATATAATTAGCTATGCAATCATACAAGGTCCAGTCGATAAGCCGACCTTCTAATAAGTTAATGAGTGATATATGAATGCTAAGCCTGTTGCCTACCCCATTCTGGAACACAAAACACTCAAAGGAGAGGGGAGGACTTGAACCTCCAAGGCCATTACAGCCCCCTGACATTACAGGTAACCATCTACCAATTCTGAGACCTCTCTTTTCAATTCTTGATACTACCATTCTAACAGATTATCGTTACAGTGCACATCAAGATTATTTTGATTAACACATATTCTCAAGATATTCTCAAGATAACTCAAGAAATTCCAAATTATTCCAAAATTACCTCCAACTCTTCAATAGCAACCTTACGCATGCTATAATACGAGCTCTTGCTAATTGCTAACTTATCGCAAATATCCTCGATATACGTTTTAGTAATATATGTCATTCTCAGGATTGCCCTGTATTTTGGATTTTTAAGCCTATTGATCATTCTACCTAATTCAAGTTTCCTGTTAATAATTTCCTTGGTGTCCTGTTCTATAGCCTCTTTCATCACGACAAGCTGAGTATAGACGTCATCAACTTTTCTAGTCTGTCCGCCTTGGACTTTGACGTCAGTCCACTTGGGGCTTGAGAGCAAACCTGCCTCAAGCTCATTGATTTCATCTATACGGCTTTGAATGTCCATATCAAGATCTTGTAATTCTTTCAATAGCTCTTTAGCCTTGTTCATTCTCTATCTCCTTTGTGGTATAATAGTCTTTGCGAGAACTATTAGCTGAGGCAGAGAGTACCTTGGCTTTTTTTAATGCCATTATCGTCTATGTTCTACTATAGTTTTTCCTCAATTGTGTCTGTTCGATCGTGCGTTTCAGTCCGTCGATTACTACCTGTTTGCTATATTCCATAGTTTATCCTGCCTGTTTCTCAAGCCAGCTAAATAGCAATCCGAATTGCTCCGTCACCAGCTCATCATCATTGTATTGTTTACAAATTTCGCTAATCGACGACACTGCCCATAGCCAATAAGCATCTGAACCAAAACCGACCTCTTGGCTCTTTTGATTGCTGTGTGCCATCCACTCAGGAATGACTCTGCTGAAGAAATCAATGTAGTCAATTCTCATGGCAATTCCTCAATCTTGATATAGATCCCAACTGTGTCAGCCCAAAACTTTTCAGCAATCTCGCTGGCCACTTGTGCATCATCTTGCCAGTATCCAAGTTTCGTCATGCAGTCCTTGAGTAGCTTCTGCAGATTGTCTGTATCCGGCTTTGTGGTCTTGTACTGGCCATCATAGCTTTTTTTGATACGAGGGAAGCACCACTTGACTGTTAGCCGAATTGCTCCTTTAAATTTATCAGGCGGTACATGCTGCGCAAGCAAGCTCTCAAATTTTGCCCTGGCATTTTTCAGATCCTCTGGCTCATAAAAGATTGGCTTACCAAATCTCACGTTTACTTTTTTTTGCTGATGGGTAGTCGTTGGAATTTTTTGCATCGGTAAAAAGAATTCAATTACCATTTTTATAAATGCACTCCTTTTCTTTTTTTAATTTCGCGTTTAGTCCATGGACCTTGTATATGACAGGGTGCGTTTTAAGCAACCCTGTCTATACAGGTATGGACATGATGGACGACAGGACATTATCTATATATATAATATATAGTTGTCTGTCGCACGACACTACCGTATTTTATGGTTCTGTCGCGACAACGACACCACCGTATTTTTTATAGTGCTGTCGCTATTAGGACACGACCAGAATTTTACGGTTCTGTCGCTGATTTTATTACAGGGATAATATTGCCTGTATTTTTATCTATTTGGTATTTTTTAGATGTTTTTATTCGTCTTTCGACAGTCCTAACTGTTATACCTAAATAATCGGCCACATCCTCTTTCGATGGTGGTTCACCGTAATTTGCTTTTTCGATAGCTTCATCAAACTCTATCAGCTTTTGCTTTTTATCTTCCTTCGCATTCTTTTTGCGAGTTTCTTTAGCTCTTTGCCAGCTCGGTTTATCATCTTCCAGTTTAATATCAGCCAATACCCCTGATTCATCAAGCGCGTGTACTGGATAGCTGAACCACATATTGACTGGCTTGAACTTGGCAAACTCTCGGAGCGTACCCTCAACACGCCATGCGGTTGCTATCTGAATCTTGTTGCGAGCTTCTTCGAGCTTATCCACGAATAGAGCACGATCCATCACATCAGGGATACCTTTTTCAAAGTGCGTCCGCATTTGCGCAGGACTCAAGAGGTCATCTAGTCCGACATTCTGCTGATAATAGGCATTATTTCGCTCTTGCAAGGCCTGTTTGTACACTTCGCATGCTGCCTGATTCAGCCTTTGAGTAAGCAATTCTTCTGATACTTCCAGCTCGACCAAATCGATAAGCGCGTCAGGATCCCGAGCGAATACACCCGAACCACTAGCGCGGTCCATGGACTTCTTGCCACCTTGAGAACCCTTTGAATGATGATGACAGTAGATAACGCTAGAGCCTAACTCTGTGGCCACTTTATCAAATTGATTGGTAAAGTGTGCCATCTGGTCTGCGCTATTCTCGTCACCCGTCAGGACTTTATAGATTGGGTCGATGATGACTGCGATATAATTCTTTTTCAAAGCTCGACGAATAAGCTTAGGCGCTAACTTGTCCATTGGTACAGTTTTTCCACGGAGATTCCAGATATCAATGTTACTGATGTTTTGTGGTGGCAATCCCATCGCTTGATAGACATCACGGAAGCGATGCAAGGCAGACGGACGGTCTAGCTCCAGATTGACATAGAGGACACGCCCTTGCGTACAATCCCAACCGAGCCACTTCTTCCCCTCTGCAATTGCGATTGACATCTCAATCAAAGCGAATGACTTACCAGCCTTGGACGGCCCAGCAATCAGCATCTTGTGACCTTGACGAAGCACGCCTTTAATCAATTCAGGGGCCAATTCCGGCAAGTTATCCCAGCTGTCGGCCAGCCCCTCAGGGTCAGGCAGGTCATCGTTCAAGTCTTCGATGTACTGATACCATTCGTCCCAATCGGCCTTACCAATGTTAGTATCCACCAAGAATTGCTTCTGTCCATTACGGATAAACCCAGGCATACGAGATAGTCTACTTGGATTTCGATTCTGTGTATCGACGATAATGCCGTTCTTTTGACAAATCTTATAAAGATAATCAACCCTATTACGGTATTCTTCGTAATTCTTGGCATCTACTTTAACGATAGCATGTAGTGATTTATTTCCACTGTGTACCAAGGCTGCAATTGGTAGCTCCAATTCTTTGTATATGGCATTCTGCTTGTCAATCGGCATGCTGTCGGATTCGACCAGGGCGTATCTGAAATCTGTCACGTTTTCGTTTTTAGCGCCTTTTCCATCCATTGGATTGAATCGAATCCATGCGCCAGCTTCTTCGTGATAGTCACCAAGGACAGCTCCAATATCTCCATTACATTCTTGTAAGAGCTGAATCAACTCACCAGCTGTACGATCATATGCTCCCTTAGTTGGCAGCCATTTGACAATCTCGCCTGTTTCGTCGTCAGTCTTTGGATAGCATTCAGTAACGTACCCAACATTTTCGCTAGCTTCAAAGAGCGTTTCAAGGTATTTGATAATTTCCTGAACCGGATTCCAAATAGCTGGCTCATGGATTTCCTTACCTTCAATCCAGTCTTTATTAATGACACGATAATCGCGGTCTATTATATCGGTCCAGCCAAACTCATGCGCATTCTCACTGTCATAGCTGGATTGTGACACCCAACCATTCTCTTTAGCAAGTTGGGTAATCGTCGCACCCGTCACGATAGTTCCTGTTTCCTCGTTGAAGGTATCCCATTTCTTGAAACACTCGAATTTCTTGTATCGACTATCATTTTGTGACCAGTTATCCCAGTCGGATGCTGTATATCCTTCATGTTTAAGAGCCATACCGACATTGACCCACGTCTGGTAGTCTACCGTGGCAGGATTGATATAATCCAGCAACGGCAACAAATTAAAATCATTCTCTGCCACTGTTTTCTCCTTCTTAATTTAGTACATATTCAGCTGGTCGCACGCTCGTCGGAAGTCTCCATCCGTTAGCTGCTATGCGGTTAATCATATTCTTGGCTTCTTCGAATGGCCACATTCCCACATCTTTGAAACCGTATCTTTCAAGTAATCTGATTTGTTTAGGTGTTGTTAAGCCTTCTGATTGTCGCTTGTGCAATCTGTCTAAATATAAAGCAGCTTTTCCAGCGTTGCCGATTTCATCAGGAAGTATGCCGTACTTCTCAAGCGCTTTAATTTGCTTATCACTAGCAGGTGCCATCTCCCATCCAAAGTTAGGCACGTAGTTTGACAAGTCTTCAGCATGGATAGACATTTCAAATTGTAACGGATCTACCAGCTTGCGTTTACGCTTACGCATTTCTGCCAATTGTTTGGCCAATACTTCCTCACGTTGAGCGACGACGTCCTCGGTTGCCTTGGCTTCCATATCTTCGAGGTCAAGCACGACACCCGTCTGCTCTTCCATATTCTCAACCATTTTTTGAGCCACTTCTGGAGTCTCACAAATCAAGTGAGCCGGCCGGCATAGCTCGTGGCGTTCCGTATGCCAGAGAAAATCAAGTAAGAGCAGTTCTTCTTTTCCTGGATGTAAACGAGTCCCACGCCCCACCATTTGAGAATAGAGCGCTCGTACTTTAGTAGGTCTTAGCACGACCACGCAGTCAACACTTGGACAGTCCCAGCCCTCAGTTAAGAGCATAGAGTTGCACAGGACGTTGTATTTGTCCTTCTCAAAGTCTTCTAAAACTTCGGCACGGTCCTTGGATTCTCCATTGACTTCAGCAGCGCGAAAGCCTTTAGTGTTTAAGATGTCACGAAATTTTTGCGAGGTTTTTACCAAAGGCAAGAATACGACTGTCTTGCGGTCAGCGCATTGCTTGGCCATTTCATCTGCTATATGCTCCAGGTATGGATCCAGTGCCGTTCCGACATCGCTCGCCTTGAAATCGCCTGCCGACATGCTGACATTTGATAAATCCAAGCTAAGCGGAATTGTCAAAGCCTTGATTTTAGATAAGTACCCTTCTTGGATAGCTTGGACTAGCGAATACTCATAAGCTAAGCTATCGAAGAAAGAGCCTAGGTTCTTCATATCTCCACGGTCTGGTGTGGCAGTCACTCCTAATACATTCGACTGTTCAAAATAACCAAGCACACGTTGATAACCATCTGAAATAGCGTGATGGGCTTCATCGACTACAATCGTATCGAACCAATCAGGAGGAAATTGACTAAGTCGCTTCTCTCTCTGCATGGTCTGAACTGAGCCGACGACGACGCGATACCAGGAACCGATAGAGGTATTTTCTGCTTTCTCTAAGGCTGTGCCAAGACCTGTCGCAGTCTTGAGCTTATCGCTAGCCTGCTCCAGCAATTCAGACCTATGAGCAAGGACAAGCACACGCTTGCCCTCTTTCACTTGGTCTTCGATGATTTTGGAAAATACAATCGTCTTCCCGCATCCTGTTGGCAATACTAAGAGCGTGCGCTTGCGACCTTTAGCCCATTCAGCTTGAACAGCCTCCCGTGCTTCCTGTTGATAAGGTCTTAATTGCATCCCTTACCTCCTAGAATTGACCAGCTTGGTATCCAGCTTGTCCTTGTGGCTGTTGCGCAAAATTCGGCTGCTGAGGTTGCTGGTAGCGTCCTTGTGTAGCTTGTCTGGGTTGTTGGTTCAACACTTTTGTATAGTCCACGTCTTCAGGGTAGAGCATGGATTTTACTTCGTTGTAATTGTTGTTATTGTATTGTCGGGTTCCGACTTTACATACTCCAGTTGTACCGATGATGGTATTCCAGTTCATGCGAAGTGGTTCGCCCTTTTTCTTCTGGCCGATTGCAGCAAAGAAAGCAGATAGCATACCTTCCGTAGAGCTGTGCAAGAATAAGTTGTGGCGCAGTTCCGTTTCACCTTCATTAGCTACAATCTTGATGCTGACGATAGCCTTGTTACATGCTGGCAATTTACCGGGATTTTGCGGATTCGGCGTGTGTCGCGTACGTTCCATGCCGATGACTGTAAAATGGTACAATCCGTCAGGCAATAGGACAAAATCCGAGTCTTTTTCAATCGTATCTTCCCAGCCGATTTCGTGATCAAAGTTGTTGTATTGTTGTGTCATGTTGTTTTCTCCTTATGCTAAGATTGTGATTTTGTCTTTACCTGCAAGTTCTTTCGTCAAGTAGCTTGCAATGTTACTGATAGCTTCCAGCTGCCATTTACCCCCATCTGCTTCAAAGAGCGCAAGATTCGCTGATTTGTTGATACGAAAGATGAATTGACTAGCAGGCTGCTCTACTTCGTTGAAAGTACGATATGGTCTTAAGGTTACTGGATTTGGAGTCTTAGCTTGTGCTAAACTTGCTACTCCATCACGAACCGTTGCCATTTGACTGATGCCATTATCCTGTACTTCTGCACCTTTTTCGATTTTTAAGTGACTAGCAAAATCCAAAACCAAATTGCGATCTGCATCATTGATGAACATAGACTGCAGCATAATATTGAATTCTTCCTGGTCGCGCCAATTGCTAAAAGGAATAACTGGAACGGATGCTCTTACAGATACGAGCTGAGGACGTTTGCCGTTTTCAAAATCAACTTGATCATATACAGATACTTTTTGGGAACTGTCCACGACAACTACAAGTTTACGATCACTGATGAAATCGTTATCTGATTTGAGATAGTCAACAAGACTCTTGAGTGTCTGGAGCTCAAGGATAGGTGCGTACTTACGAGGGTTAAGTTCCTGTAAGTCATATTTATTGCTGTCAAAATATTCCTTCCCAGTTTCTGAACGAATGATTTTGTTTTCTTTACCCGCTAGTTCGACTGCAAATGATAATGCATCTTTAATATTTTCTGTCATGGTTAGTTACCTGCTTTCTTTTTGTTGTAATCAATAATATTTGTGCTTTGTTGTTCTACTTTTTCGATGAGTTCGCCAACATCGGTTCTCATGTCTCCGTTGTCATCAAAGTAAGTCTGACCAGGGATGCCACTTTTGAGCTCGTTTGCGTGAATTTTACCAGTGTCATCACGACCGACAATAACGGTTGTTGCGACACCTTTCTGTGGCGCTAGGGTAGATTTGACTTCCATACCTGTCTTAACGACTGCACGCTCATCATCTGTTGACATCGTTAGTGTGATAGTGACTTTACGGGTTGCTTTGGCTTCTGTATTGAGATCTAGAATATTCTCAAGGACTTTTTCAAGTTCTTTGTCAACCTTTTCTTGTAAGGCTGTATTTGCGATTTTTGACAAATCAATTTTAATAGTTTTATCTTTCATAGATACTCCTTATTATATTTTGCTATGATTTCTAATTCCCAAAATCTACATCGTGAAGGGCAGTTCAGGGTCTGCTCGAACCTGATTTTGAATAACTTCCATAGTCGCCTGCCAGTGTGCTACAATCATATCCCAATAATCAGGAGGGAAGTTTTCGATTGGCGTTCCTAACGGGAAGTGCCCACGGATGTAAGCGACTTTTTGAAGTTCTTCTTCCGTCACGTTACCTTGAGACATGAGGTCCGTCAAACTCTTTGGCAAGCTTGCATGATATTGCGCAGGTGTTGTCTGCGGCGTGCTAGGAGCCTCATTTTGAGGTTTTTCAGCTACCTGCGACATATCGAGAGGCAATTCCTCTTGGACCTGCTCAGAGGCTTGCAGAACAGTCTGCTGAGGTTCTGGAGCGACTGTCTGCGGTTGTGGCTGTTGTGTATGCACTTGCTGACTCGCAAAGATATGAGCAATTCCAGCGTAATGGAATGGCATTTCATCAGGTAACCCATGTCGGTTCTTGGCATCCCAAGCTGGTCGATGGTTGGTATACATCACGCGCTCACCACCTTGCGCTTTTTTCTTGCCGTTATCAGTCGTCATGATCAAGGTCTTGTAGTTGGCGAATAGAACCATATCTGCCCATTCTTTTACGAGTGGAGCAGTCTTAGAGCCTGTCTTTTGACCAAGTTTCAACTCGTAACGGTCATAAGACCCCATTTCGTCTGGCTGTTCAAATTTCTTGATTTGAGCGTGCGCAGTCAATACCACGTTGATCCCCATATCAACCAAATCAGACAAGCTATTCAAGAAACGTCCCATTTCTTCTTGGACATAGGTGTAGCCTTTGCCCCAGCCAAAATCCTCAATCCCTTGCTTGCCATGTTGCGAACAGATGTAATTAACTGCCAAAGCTTCTGCCCAATCGATTGTATCAATGACGAGTGTCCCACACTCAGTCGGATTTGCTTTGATAAAAGCAATCTCATTGATCAGCATGGTCCAGCTGGTCGGCTTGTCCAATCTAGCCACATCCATGTTGTCTGTCGAACCTTCCGTATCAACGAAGACCGCATTTGGGAATTCAGCTGCAAACGTGGACTTGCCAATTCCTTCCGGGCCGTAGATAACTACCTTTTGAGCTCGTGCTCGTTTTCCTCTTGTGATTTGCATGTTTTAAAAACCTCCTTGCCATGTTTTAGGTGCTTGTGCCACCTCTGGCTTGACGCTATACCCGTCTTCAATCAGGATGCTACATTCATCTCCTGTTGATACACGAGTCGCGATTGCTTGCAATCCTTCCCGCTCGAGCCATGTGCCAAATTCTTGCAAAGTCAACTGATCCATTTGCTCCAGCTTATCAATGAGTACGAATCCACATTCTGGCTTCAATTTTCGCACAATTGCAGTAGCAACTTGCAGCTGCTGACTGCCAGACATGTTATCCCAGCGCTGACCGAGGTAGAGCAGTTCGCCATCATCCACAGACAAGCCAGGTAGTGGCAAGTCTGCATTAGTGAGCAGAGCCGTCTTCTGCTTACGGATATCATCAATCACATTATCAAGTTCCTTGTATTGCTCGCGATAACCCTTGGCATCTTCTTCGGCTTTATCCTTGTCCAGATTAGCACGCACTTTACGATTGATTTCATCAATCTCTGCGATATTGTTTTCAATCTCCTCAGTTGATTCATCGAGGAGATCCATGGCATCGGTATTCGCAATAGCCAAGTCTTGAGCTAACTGACTTTCTTTTGTTTTTGCATCAGCCAGCAATTGCTCCAATCGTTCGACCTCTGCAGTCGCTGAGTTGTGTTTTGCTTGGATAGATACTAAGTTCTGACGTTTGCGAGCATTCTCGCCATTCTTGGCAAGAATAGCCTGTTGTTGTTGAATAAGCTCAGAGATAGAGACCAGCTCTTTCGGAGCATCTGGATAGTAAGGTTGTTCTTTTGCGAACTTCTCCTTTTGGTCAGCAATCACACCGACTGCGTGGCGCTCATCGTATTTGGCCTTTTCTTGCATTTCCAGTTCAGCTAATTGCGGACCGACTCCGATAATCTGCAACAAAGTCTTAGCTTTCTCTTTGCTAGTCTGCTCCATGAATTTTGGCAAGTTGATAGCTAGCTCTTCCACAAAGCTATCAAGTAAGTTTTGACCAGCTTTGTTGCCACTTGGGTCAATGACCTTGAGAGTGCTGTTCTTACCACTTCGCTCCACAATCAAACCATTTGATAGCGTGATTTTTAAGCTAGGCGGGATTGTACTGCCTTCTCTCTGAGCTTGGCTAGGCTTATACTTGTTACCACCCAGCGCCCAAGCTATCGCGTCTAATACGCTTGTTTTCCCCTGGTTGTTATTTCCACCCACGATTGTCAAGCCAGTCGCTGACGGCTCTAATTTGACCGCTTTAACACGTTTGACGTTTTCGATTTCTAGTTTATTAATCGTTACCATCTTTTTCTCCTCCGACTTTTAAAGATTTGACAGGAATTTGAATCTCTTCAACTTCCGCATGTTCAAGAGCAAAATCAAGTAGCTGGTTTAAAACGTCAATCAATTTCATATCACACTCATCCGCGAGGTCTATAATACGCTCATAGTGTTCACGAGCTACTCTGATACGTGGTGTTGGTTCTTGTGTTCCTTTGGTTTTATATTTTCTGTTCATTTTTCTACTCCTTAACTAGCCCTTCTGGCGGTTCCACATCATAAGTAAATTGCTTATCTGAATTTCTCAAGTTTATGCGTGCGATGTTACTTGCTATTCGCTGGCGTTCTTTCCGCTTTATTTCAGCGTGATCATCTAGTTTATTTACTAGCGACCATAGACCAATCCCTACGATTGTTACTAGGTAAATGTATTCCATCATTTTACATTCTCCTTTTCCTTGTAGATTGCTACGATTTTCTTCAAGTCTGCGATTTCTTGATTCGCTTCTTGAAGTTTTTCTTGCGTCTCAATCAGTGATTGATTGAGATCCAGAGCGACCTCTTTCCAGTCGATATTGGTTTCTTCGACCTCTTCCGAAAAGTAGTTTTTAATTCTTGTTAGTAGGTTCATCCGACTGACCTCATTTTCTTGCTTTTCACCATTTCTTTTTTCCAAGCTTGAGTCCCACGATATTGCAGATATTCGTCAAAGCCTTTAATAGTTACAAGCTGGCCATCATTCCTAAGGTGTTTTTGCTGGCTAGGTAGCTTCTTCATCTCTCGCCTCATATCACCAGCTTGCCGTTTTGAACATCCAAAGATGTGCTCTAGTTCTTCATCGTTTGCAGAAATCTTCTCGATGATCACATCTTTAATCCTCACGATTTGAACTGCTTCCATTTTTGCTCCTTTCGTGTTATAATTTCCTTGAATAATTTTATTGAGCGCCTGATTGCCGTCAGGTGCTTTTTTGCTATCCCCTTTTCTGCTATAATGAAATCAGAAAGGAGGTGATTTTATGCATGACCTAGTTATCAAGATGATTCTTGATGAGTACGGCATTGATAACTCTGAAAATTTGTCTAAAGCACTCGCCAAAGTCCTAGATGAATTTTCAAGAGATAGCCGTGTAATTAACAACCTGTCTAAGTCTATCAATGAACAGAATAGACTTACAGATAGAATGCACGGGGTTATTCGATAAGCCCCATAGCCCTCTGAGCGTGTTTGCGAAAGACATTGGTTTCACTGTCATCCAGTGTTATGTCTTTTGATAAATTACGCTCTTTTTCGTTCAGTTGGTGATCGTAAAGGCTGTTTAGCTCTTCCCATCTTTTTCGAGCCAAAGACTGTCTCAAGCCAATATAGAGTTCGATAATAGTCGGTGATTTTGCCACATCCTGCAGCTCCTGCTCAGATTTTTCTTGCTCATTTTGGATTTTAGCAGTAAAGTCTGAGTAAACTTGCTCAAACGTTTCTAAAATTTGAGAATCCACAGCCACGCCATCAATTTCAATAACATCTGGAATTGCTGTGATAGTGATTTTTGGTTTCTTATCCGCAGGCATTTCTAGTTTAAAATCAGTTACCCCTCGGCCAAGCTCCCAATCATTGATTTTTACTGAATATCCTGAAGAATTAAGAGATTGACCCTCAGTAGGTTCTTGCTTGGGCTTAATACTTAGTTTTAATTGCTTCATGTTTGCTCCTTTCTCCATTTTGTTATATAAACCACAGAAGCTAATCCATAAAATTCAGTAATTTATATGACTTCAATAACTCTGCAACAGCTATAATCGTTGCAGGGTCTTTTTTATCTGCTTTATCCAAAACAGCAATTACAAATTCAGAAGTTTTATCTAAAACCAATGAATGCTTTGTCATATTTCCTCTCCTTTCTAATATGATTTTAAATCATATATAGTTTAAAATTTTTTATGTGACTTGCTTATTTATTCCAAGAATATCATCAGTAGACACATTAAAAAATAAAGCTAGACTAATAAGATACTCGCCTGAAATCTTAGTCTGGTCTTTTTCCCAGTTGCTAATAGATGTTTGAGTAACACCTAATTCTTTTGCTAGTTCACGCTGTGACATCTTGTTATGTCTGGCTCTTAATTCTGCGATAGAGACCATATGTGAATCACTCCTTTCTTGATGATGATTACATTTTATATGATTTTTAATCTTGTGTCAAGTGTTTTATATGATTTATTTTCTCTTTTTTTGAAAAAAAAGTTATTTTTTTATTTTATTTAAAACTTTTTTCTTATATACTTGATTTATAATCATGATTCTGATATAATTTACTTATCAAAAAACGAAAAGGAGACATCCTATGGAACAATTGGGAGTCCGAATAAGAAAATTGAGAGAAAGTCGTAATATGACACAGACTGAACTTTCAGAAATTCTTGGTATGAAAACCTATACTACTGTTTCGAAATGGGAGAAAAATGAGAATTTTCCTAAAGGTAAAGACCTGAAGAAATTAGCAGAAATTTTTAACGTCACTTCTGACTATCTTTTAGGACTGTCAGACACTGAACTCGGAAAGATTACTACACAAAATGAACACCCTGAAATCCTAACTATCTACAATCAGCTTGAAGAGCCAAAACAAGAAAAAGTCCTTGACTATGCCAAGGAACAACTAGAAGAACAAAACAGCTCTAAGATTGTCTCAATCTTTGATAAGTCTCAAGATGAAGACTATATCACCGACTACGTAGAAGGCTTGGTTGCAGCAGGACATGGAACTTTCCAAGAAGACAACCTCCACATGGAAGTGAAGCTCAGAGCTGAAGATGTCCCTGAAGACTACGACACTATCGCTAAGGTGGCTGGTGACTCCATGGAACCAATGATTGAAGATAACGACCTGCTCTTTATCAGGGTCACAAACCAAGTGGATATCAACGACATCGGCATTTTCCAAATCAACGGTAAAAACTTCGTTAAAAAGCTAAAACGTGACTATAACGGCGGTTGGTACTTGCAAAGTCTCAATAACAGCTATGAAGAAATCCACCTGACAGAGAATGACGACATCCGAACTATTGGGGAAGTTGTCAGTGTATATAGAGATAAATAAACCAACTGTTTCCATTTTGGAAACAACTCAAAAAAGCCCCACGCTCAGAAGTTTGCAGACCGAGAGCGTGAGGCTAGTGGCAAGAAAAAAAGCATTAAAAAGCTCTTTTTCTTATACCCATTTTAACAAAAAAGTGAGGTAAAATCAATGTGGATGGAAGAATTGCCAAACGGCAAGTTTAAATTTTTTGAGCGTTACAAAGATCCATATACTGAGAAATTAAAAAAAGTATCAGTAACCATGGAGAAGAAAACACCTCAAGCACGCAATCAAGCTGCTATCTTACTGCAAGAGAAGATAAATCAAAAATTAGGGGAAAAACAACATTCTGTTTCTAATATAACTTTTGAAAAACTATATGAGGAATTTGAGGAAAATTGGAAACATGGTGTTAAAAATTCAACAGTCTATGCTTCAAAAAATGTCAAAAAAGAGATTTTAAAGCAGATAGAGGGCGACTACCTAGTTAGAAATATTGATAGACGTTTATTACAAAAAGTAATAGATCAACTATTACAAGATGGGAGATCTCATAACTATGTTTCTAAAATCAAGTTCAAGCTCAATCAGATAATGAAATTCGCTATCAGAATGAATTATATTGATACAAATGAAATGCTATTTGTTGAAACGCCTAGAAAAGTAATTACATCCGACGAACTCAGGAAGAAAAACACAAAATACTTAGCCCAAAAAGAGTTTAAGTTATTCATCCAAAATTTAAAAGACGAGGCCCTATGTGATTATCGAATTACAAAGTATATCCGAATAGCTAAAGTTCTTTTTCTTACTGGCATGAGGTATGGAGAACTGGCAGCCTTAAATTACAAGGAGGATATAGATTTTTCTAAAAAGACTATTCACATCAAGCATACATACGATTTCAGACAAAAAGAGAGAACTACACCAAAGACAATCAAGTCCGATAGGGTTATAACAGCACCTCAAAAAGTGTTAGATATTATCAAAGAGCAAATAATAGAGAATGCGACAAATGGATTTGATACAGATTTTATTTTCATCAATACTCTAGGAGAACCAATAACAAATGCCAGGGTTATTTGTGCATTGAAAAGACATGGTCAAAAAATCGGCATAGAAAAAAATATAACTACACATACATTTAGACATTCTCACATATCCCTACTTGCTGAGCTAGGCATTCCTTTGACTGCCATCATGGATAGAGTAGGACATAGTGACTCAAAGACCACACTAGAGATTTATTCCCATGTCACTCAAAAAATGGTATCAGACATATCTAGTAAGTTAGAAAAGATAAAACTATAAATTATGCCCCTCGCCTGCCCCTTTTTATCATATAAGACAAACAAAAACCCTTTAAAGTGTTGATATTAAAGGGTTTTTAAATTGTACGAAAAAAAGAGCACACAATTCAAATCGCTTAGGGCTGCTGGATTCCTCCCCTGACCC